GCGGTATAGCATCAGAGGATATTAACTGTAGATGTGTATTGTCATACGATATAAGATAGCAGGTACTTTCAAATGTACTTGCTTTTTTATTGTAAAAAAAATATAAAAAAATATCTAAAAAGGTGTTGACATTGTATCTAAAAGGGTGTATAATATAATTATAGAAAGATAAAAAACAAAGGGAGGCAACAACAATGACTAAGAATATAATGAAAGAAGCTCACAAAATGACTAAGGAAATGAAGAAGCAATATCCAGAAATCAACTATCAAATGCAGCTTGGACTTAATATTCAATTTCTAGTTGAAATGTCTTCTGAACTAAATGCAGAAAAAGCACAGAGAATGATAACTAACGAGAAAGAAGTAAGACAGAGATATAACGGGAACAATTTATCAACAAACAACAAACTTCAAGGCCCTGGGCTAGTTGAAAGAACTAACTTTAAATTTTGGAGCAATTATGGTAAAACAAGACTATACTACACTATGACAATAGACGGTATAGCTGTTAAAGATACTTACATTGATATGTTTTAGGAGGGATTTTTAATGGAAGAAATTAAAAAGTTTGGCATTGCTATTACGCTAAGAGAAGCAGCAGACATTTTAGGAATAAATTACAATACTTTAAAAGTTTATGTAGTAAGAAAACAAATACCTGTTGAGTATTTAAGGAAATCGGGCAATACTTGGCTAATAAGTATAAAGTATTTAGAAAAAAGATTAAAAAACTTATAAAAAGCTATTGACTTTGTAACTAAATAGGTGTATAATATAATTATAGAAGGTTAACAAATTTAAGGGGGAAAATAAAATGACTAAGAATGATATAGCAAGAAACATAACAGGTACAGAGAAAGAAATAACTAGAGTTATAACTAGCAATTACGAGCTAGATTTTACAGAAGATAGCATATATGACAACTTAGGCAAAGCAGAAAGCTGGAGCATAGGCGGAGAGTTTACACCAGAAACAAAAGGACAATACGTTTACCTGTTAAAAGCTTACAACGTGCCAGTACACCATGTAGACTACAGCAACGAAGAAGAACTTGAAATACTTGGGGCAACAGGATGCGAAGGAGAAAAGGAAGTTTTAGTAGCAGCTGAAACTAAACTAGTAGTTACTTGGGAGCCACAGGACACGGACTATGAAGAAATGGGATACTTTGTAGTAGAGCTAGAAGTAGCAGAAGAAGAATAGAGAGCTTAGGCTCTCTTTTCTTTATGCTTTTATTGATAATTGTTATCATACTGTCATACCTGTCATACCTCAGCAAAATTTTGGTATGACACTTTTTTCTAGTAGAGAAAACCCTAGAAGTATTGATATAACTAAATATAAATAATATTATATATATACTGTCATACCGTCATACCTGTCATACCGATGTAGAGGGTGGTCAGAGTAAAATGAATTTCGCTCAAAAAAGAAAAAATAAATATAAATTTATGCACCCCCTTTGCACATTTTGGTATGACACTACAAAAAAGTGCCTTAAACCCTAGTAGTTTCAATGCACTCAGTTGTCATACCACGTGGTATGACGCACCCTTGAGGTATGACACTTTTTGCCCTTATGTTACAATTGTGTTACAAAAACTGCTCTTATACTACAGAACGATTACAATATTCTTGTTTTACAAACAATTTAGCCACTGTCAGAAATCCGTACACTTGTGGATAACTTTGTATATTTGTAACTATTTTGTAATTACTTTAAGTATTGCATAAGTTATAATTGAGAAAAGGGAGGGATGGCACCCTCTTTTTTTATGCTTAAAACAAAAACGAACTATAATTAAAAAACATTGTTAAATGTTTGAATTTTGTGGTATAATGTATACAAAATATCACACTTGTAGGGACGTTGTAACTACAAGGGTAGGAGGTCAATTATGCTAGACATGAATTTACAATTATTCTCAGAAGATACAGAGCAAGAGGAAAAAACGACAGAAGAAGTTAAGACTTTTACCGAAGAAGAATTTAACAAGCGTTTACAATCAGAGACAGATAGAAGGGTAACGGAAGCAATTAAGAAGCGTGAAGAAAAGCTCAGAGAAGAAATGACAGAGAAAATTGAAGCCGAGAAGAAACAAGCTGAGGAATTAGCTAAGTTATCTGAAAAAGAAAAGGCCGAAAAGTTATTTCAGATGGAAAAAGAAAAGTTTGAAGCTGAGAGAAAAGAGTTTGAAAGAGCTAGGTTAGAGCTTGAAGCTAGCAAGATACTAGATGAAAGAAAACTACCCGTGAAATTTACGAAATATGTAGTGGCACAAGATGCAGAAACTACTTTAAAGAATATTGACTCTTTTCAAACTGAGTGGCAGGAAGCTATACAAAGAGAGATTGACAGTAGATTGAAAGGTAAGACGCCCCAAAAAGGAGACTCTGTGGGAACTTATAATCCGTGGAGTAAAGAAACATTTAATTTAACTGAACAAGGCAAGATTATGCAAGATAATCCAGCCCTTGCACAGCAATTAAGAGCAGCGGCTCGTAAATAGGAGGAATATAAATGGCAGCAACTAAAATCCAAAACGTAATTGTGCCTGATGTTTTCAATCCATACGTGGTAGAAAAAACAGCAGAACTATCAGCATTATTTCAATCTGGAATCATAAGACCAGACGCAGCATTAGACACACTAGCTAGAACAGGTGGAACTCTTTTACAGATGCCGTTCTGGACTGATTTGACTGGAGCAGATGAGGTTTTATCTGATGCAGGAGCACTAACACCGCAAAATATTGCAGCTTCAAAGGATATTGCAAGACTACACGCAAGAGGTAAGGCTTGGGGTGTTAATGACCTTGCAAAAGCATTAAGTGGCGATGACCCTATGGCACAGATAGGTAATCTTGTAGCTGATTATTGGGCTAGAAGATGGCAAGCTCTTTTAATTTCAACTCTTAAAGGTGTGTTTGCTTCTTCTTCAATGTCTGGGAACGTACATGATATATCAGCAGTAGTTGGAGCAGATACATTTACAGGTTCGACTTTTATAGATGCAGCTCATAAGTTAGGAGATGCAGAATCTAAATTGACAGCAGTAATGGTACATTCTTTAGTTTATGCTACAATGAGAAAACAGAATCTTATAGAGTTTATTCCAAATTCTGAGGGAGTTTATAATATACCTACTTACCTTGGTAAAAGAGTTATTGTAGATGACGGAGTTCCTGTGGATACAGGGGTATACACAACTTATCTGTTTGGAGAAGGAGCTATCGGATACGGAGAAGGTTCTCCGCCAGTTCCGACAGAAACTGATAGAGACAGCTTAGCAGGAGAAGAATATCTAATTAACAGAAGACACTTTATACTACACCCTAGAGGAGTAAAATGGAATGAAGCTGCGGTAGTTGGAGATTTCCCTACTAATGCAGAGTGTGAAAATGCTACAAACTGGACACGCGTGTATTCTAACAAGAATATCAGGATTGTTCAATTCAAACATAAGATATAATATAGCCTAAGAGGGAGGGAATTATCCCTTCCTTTTTTCTATAAAGGAGGTTTTAAAGTGGGTTTATCAGCTTTTAACAGATACAGAAGAGAGCAAGCTCTTAAAAAAGAAACAGTTTCCGAAATGGAAACAGTTGAAACTATTGATTACGAAGAGCTTACAAGAGCAGAGCTAAAAGAGATACTTGATAAAAAAGACATAGAATATAGTGATAGAGATAACAAGTCTACTCTTATTGAATTGTTGAGGTAGGTGAGAATATGTCTAGTTATGTAAGACATGGTTTTCCAGATTTGGCAGTACAAGACAATATAGACGCAATAATATCAACGAGTCATAGAAATAAATGCGTAGAATATGGGCAATTATTTCAAGCCTTTCACAAATTTACAGTAGCCGCAGGACAAACTTATAACATATCATTTAAAACAGGCGATAAAGCTATAAGAGCTTATCCTAGCGTTATTGCAGCATCAGCCGACAAAGTAGATTTTAAATTTTTTGAAGGTGCTACAGCTACAGGAGGAACAGCTATAACTCCATATTGCCAGAATAGAGCAGATGCACCTATTAGCGAAATAGTAATGTCTGGAGGAGCTACTGTAACAGTAGCAGGAACTCAAGTGGCACAAGCATGGCTACCTGGTGCTGAAAATTTAGGGCAATCAAGAAGTGGAACAGCTGGAGCAGGTGGGGACACATATTGGCAATTAAAACCTAATACAACTTATATCCTACAATTTGTAAATGGTTCAGCAGCTGCAAACGTAATACAGCTTAATGAAATATGGACTGAGGGTGAGCTAGCATGACAGATAGAGAGAAGTTGCTTCTTTGGTGCATAAGGTATTGCAACAATCCCAATTTAACAGATACGGACGATTTTGCCTTAGTTTTAGATAATATAACTGATTTATTTCAAAAAGCAGGTATTAATTCGGAGTCAATCGGTGATATGAGTCAATCTTTTAGCTCTGACACAGCTTTTAGGGTTAGGGATATGTTGAGTCCTTATAAGCGCTTGAAGGTGCTTTAATATGGCTACTAGAGTACGTGATACTAGTAATGTAGACGAGTTTCTAAGGCTACTAGATAGCATTGAACGCTCAGTAATTGAGGTGGGTGTATTGTCAAATGCAGGCGGAGAAGTCTTATTAATTGCAAATGTTCACGAGTTTGGAAGCAATAAGATGAATATACCCGAACGTAGCTTTTTAAGAGCAGGATTTGACAAGTATAATCGTGATATAGCTGATTTATGCGATAGGCTTATGTCTAGAGTTATACATCAAGAAATGAGCTTAGACAACGCTTTAAACGCAATAGGACAGTTCGCCGTAAGTAAGATACAACAGTATTTGACAGACCTTGACAGTCCTCCTTTAAAGCAAGCTACTATAGACAGAAAAGGAAGTTCAAAGGTTCTTATAGATACAGCTAGATTAAGAGATAGTATCACTTACAGGATAAGAAGGTGATAAGTTGAGCTTATACAATTTCAAAAGATTGGTGAAAAAGTATAGCAAGGTAGCAGTATACAAAATAATAGAGACTGACGGATATTTCGATTATAACCAAGGCGGTATTTGGGTAGATGGTGCTGAAACAGAACAAGAGTTTGAAGGTGCAGTATTGCAATTGACATCTAAAGACTTGCAATACGAGGAAAATGGAGTGTATTCATCTGAGGACAGAAAATTGTATTGCTATGAAGAATTTAAAAACAATGATAAAATTAAGTTTAAAGACAATATATATACGGTAGCGAAACAGATTGATAGAAGCGACTTCGATACTGATTTAAGGGTATATTTCATAGTTAGAAAGGAGGGTTAACTTGATAGCAGAACGTAACAAGGTTATAGCAGCACTTTATAATTACATCAATCAGCCTGTAATCATTAACCCTCAAACTACTAATAGACCTCCGTATCCATTTATAGGCTACACAGTAACAACGGTGTCTATGAAGGAAGATAACGAGTACGGGAACATCATAGAGTCGGACTCAGTAAACGACATAAAACAGACATTAGAGTATAATGATAACATGATGATAAGTTTTACAGCTTATAGCTTGAATATGGCAGAAGCTTACAATATAGCGTCTAAGGCCTATGAGTTTTTTAAGTTTGCAGGACTACAGACATTAGAAGATGAAAACTTAGTAGTAGTTGACACAATGAATGTTGAAACTAGAGACATTTTAGAGGTAGACGCATACGAGAGAAGAGCAGGATTTGATGTTAGGATAAGATTTAAAAAACAAATAGATAGGATTATCCCTGCTATAGAAACATATACAATAAAGGAGGTATAAAATGGGATTTAAAAAGGATTTTACAGTTAACATAACTAGGCTTACTACAGCAGTAGCACAACGAGGATTTGGGCTTATACTACTGCTAAGCAATGAAGCTAATAGTCCATACACGCTTTACAGTAATGACGATTTGGGAGATATTGGAACTACTTTCGGAGTAGGGTCAGAAACGTATATCATGGCACAGGCTTTACTATCACAAAGAGTTGAACAGATAGCAATAGCAGGTAAATTAACAGCTATACCTGGTGAACTTGTAACAGAGCTTAACAGCATTATAACAACTAATAACAACTTCTTTGGGCTTGTATGTACTGACACATCAGATGCAGCTATAGCAGCATTGTCAGCATGGACTGACACACAAGAAAAGGTATATGCGGTTACTAGCACTAATAAAACTATCACAAACGCTTCAAACCAAACAGCAATAGCATATCATCCAACAGAATACATCATGGAAAAATCACTTGCTTATATGCTAGTGCAAGAGATAGGCGGAACTGACTTAGACGGTAAAGCTATAAGCGGTATCACTTCAAGCCTTATCAACGCTACTGAGTACGCTACATTTAAAACTAATCATATCAACGTTGCAGTAGAGAAGTTTGGTAACGTAGTAATAGATGGCGGAGATATGGCAGGCGGAGAAAAGATTGACGTTATCTTAGGCGAATTCTGGATTAAAATCAGAATGGAAGAGGACCTTGCACAATTAAAACTTAATAGCCCTAAAATACCTTATACTAACGCAGGGGTAGCACTACTTGTTGACGTAGCTTCAAACAGATTGAAACTTGCAGCAAGACAAAATATAGTAGCAATCGACGATGCAGGTATTCCAGAATTTACAATCACTTATTTGCCTGTAGAGGAAGTTCCTGCTGCTGACAGAGCAAACCGTAAATATGATTATGTAAGATGGGAAGCTAGACTTGCAGGGGCTATAAGACAGGGCACTCTCACAGGATACCTTTCTATATAAATTGTAAAAAACCCGAAAAGGAGGTTTGGAAATATGGCATTATATGACCAAAGTAAAGTTACCGTTGTGGTAGACGGTACTTATATAACAGGATTCGGAGAAGGTACTAAGGTATCAGCAGAACGTAACGAGGATAACATAGTCCCTTATGTTGGGGCAGATGGTACTGTTACAAATGCAGTATCAGCAGATGAAACAGGAACTATTACTATTCCACTTGCAATTTCAAGTCCTTCAATAAGCTTTTTAAATGGACTTGCGAATCAGAAAAAACCGTTTTCAATTACGGTAACAGATTTCAATGAAAATGGTGTTAACTGCTCAGCATCACAAGGCTATGTATCTAAGCCAATATTTCCAGAAAAGGGAAAAGAGGTAACAGTAGCAGAGTTCACTATTTTATGTGATGATTTAACAATTCAATAGGGAGCTTCGGCTCTCTTTTTTAAAATTAAGGAGGAATATAAATGGCATTAGAACAGAAAAAAGTTAAAATAGACGGTAAAGAGTATACTTTCCAAAAGTTACCGATTAGAACATATTACGATTTCATGAACAAGCTAAAACGTGGAGAATTTGGTATAGTAGAGTCATACGATTATCTTTTAGAGCATGTTGTGGTAAACCCTAGATTAACACTTGAAGATTTTGAAACAGAAGGGGTAGCGCACTGCGAGAAGGTTATGACAGAAGCTAACAAATTTCTTACAGCCAAGTCCAAAATCTAGCTTTGAATACCAAGAAAAAGTGGATAATGAGTGGATATTTTGGAGGCCTATAGTCGAAAAGGTTATAAGCTATTCAGAGGCTTGTGAGATGGATATAGACACTCTTATGGAAGTAAATCACGCTTTAAACAAATATATAAAACTCTCGAATACGAAGGGAGGTAAATAATGCTTAGAGAATTAGGATTTAGACTAACTTTTGATAGTGAAATTAAAAAAATTAAAGATGCCAATACTGCATTTGATAAGATGGAGCAAGAAGCAAGGCAAGCAGGAAAAGGAGTTAGCGACTTAGAGGGACAATCTAAGAAGCTAGGTGGCTCTCTTAGAGGTTTAAAAGGCTTAATGGCTGGAGTGTTTGCAGGGCTTAGTGTAAAAGCTGGATTTGATTTCTTCGTACAAGGCAACGCAGAGATGGAGCAGTACAGAAACACGCTTAATATTGTCATGAAAGACACTGAGAAGGCAAATGAAGCACTAGCATGGGCGACTAAGTTCGCAGCGAGTACCCCTTTTGAAGTCCCTGGAATAGTGGAAGCTACTACAAGATTGACAACTTACGGACTAGAAGCACAAAGCACATTGCCAATAATCGGAGATATGGCTGCTACTATGGGTAAAGATATCATGCAGGCAGTAGAGGCAGTTGCAGACGCTGGACTAAAAATTTGGGCGTCTATAAATCGAGTAAAATCGGTGAAAGCTAAGTCAATATTGATATGCTAATACCGAGGTAAAGCACATTGTAATAGATGTGGCTCACCGTAGAGCGTAGAGGGTGAACCTGCAAAGCAGAATATAATCCCTCCAAGAGTGCTCGACAACGTTAATCGTTGAAAATGTACGCCGAGCTTATAGGAAACTATAAGAGCTAGAGGATAAAAAGCCACTAGGATAACAAAATGCAGACAGGGGAATTAGAAAGACTTAAAGAGTTTGGAATCACTAAAAACATGCTTCAAGAACAAGCAGATGCAATGGGTATAATATTCCAGAACAACAAAGGGCAGATAACAAGCTATGAGAACTTAAATACAGCATTATTTGCAATAATGGAAGATAGATACAAGGGCTCTATGGAGGCACAGAGTAAAACATTCAACGGCATGGTATCTAACGCTAAGGATATGATAGGAGCAATAGGCAGGACGGTTGGAGAACCTATTTTTAATGCTTTTAAAGACAGTTTGGAAAACATACTAGAATTAGGACAGAACTTACTTGATAGTGGGCAGATTGAAAAATGGGCTGAAAATGTAGCAAATGGTATAGAAAACCTTATAGGATTTGTTGAAACAGTTGGAAATGCATTTGATTGGATGAAAGAAAACATAGATGCACTTACACCAGTGGCAATATCTATAGGAGTAGCAATAGCAGCAGTAATCACCCCAGCTATTATAGCGTGGACTACAGCAACAACAGCAGCAGCTATCGCACAATGGGCATTAATAGCTCCAATACTTGCAACAGTAGCTCCAATCATTGCAGTAGGTGCCGTAATAGGTGGATTGATATACGTTTGGAAAACCTATGGCGACTCAATTAAAACCTATGTATCCGAAGCATGGCACAACGTACAGACAACATTTAACAACATGATTAGCTTTGTTAGTGGCATTAATTTATGGGAAATAGGAGCTAACATGATTAGAGGTTTAGTTGATGGTATGCTATCAATGTTAGACAGTGCGATGGAAACAGCTAAGAACATAGGCAGTGGGATAGCTAACACTTTAAAGAACTTTTTCCAGATTAATTCGCCATCAAAGCTGATGTTTTCATACGGTGGCTATATCGGGCAAGGCTTAGACTTAGGGATGCAGAGCGAAACTAACAATCTAAAGGCAACAGGGCAAGGCATGGCTAAAGTTACAGACGGAGAATTCACTAGCACCACATCAAGCTCTAGCACGTCATATGCTCCTAGCATTAACATAACTGTTAAAGGTGGCAGTGGCGGAAGAGAAACAGCGCTCAGCATAAGAAAAGAAGTCGAAAAAGCTCTTGAGATACAAAATAAAAAGCTAATGCTTAGATTAGGAGGGGTATAGATGAAATTAGGAGATGTTGAAATACTTGTAATATCAGAAACACCCTCTTTTTCTAATGATGTAACAGAGAAACCCGTCGAAGGTGGAACAATAGTTGATAACGTAAAGCAAAATAGCACAATCTTAAATATCAACGGAGCAGTAACAGGTGATGACGCATTTCAGAAATTGCAACAGCTAAGGAAGCATTCAAAGGCTGGAACACTGTTAAAATACACAGGTAGAAACATTTTTACAAATGTAGTCATAGAAAAGTTTGATACTGCACACACTGTTAATATTAGAAACGGTTTTGAGTTTACAATTACATTAAAAGAAATTAGAATTGCAACAGCTCAAATAGTAGAAATAAAAAAGCCAGACCCAGCAAGTAACAAAAATCCTAAAAGTGTACAAACTCAAACTAAGAAGGTTACTAATCAAGGTAGGCAAGTACCAAAACCAAAGCCTGCTGATAATGCTCGAACTGTGCAAGTCGCAGGAAAATACGTTGGTGGTAGGTTTGTAAGTGGGACAGCTGGAGGTGCTACAATATGACAATTATTGATATTAATAAAGACCTTTGTCCGTACAAATTCGACATGCAGCTAGATGGCGCTACTTACACTATGGAAGTAAGATATAACGCTGAATATGATTTTTTTACCATTGATTTAAGTATAGGCGAAACTGTTATATTAACAGGCGAAAAGATACTGTATGGTAGGGAATTATTCTCGGCTTTTCCACATTTGCAATGTCCTAGAGGTATATTACCTATAGATATTGCAGACGAGCAGACTAGGGCAGGATATGACGAGCTAGGGGCAACAGTATTTTTGTATCTGGTAGGTGATTTGGATGCTTTATAACCGAGTTACTAAATTAATCATAGGCTCTAAGGAGTATGATGGCAGGCAGATTGATATTGACTTTACGGTTGAATTCGACAATAACCCAGAACCAAATATCCACGAAATAAGCATATGGAACACTACTGAGGACACCAAGGCACTAATAAAAAAAGGTGTCCCAGTAATCCTTAATGCAGGATATGGCCATGACATAGGCTCTATAGTTGTTGGTACCGTTGGAGACTTTGAAGTCAACAGATATGATACGGATAATGAATTAAAACTACTTGTAGGAGATGGAATAGAATCTTGGTTAAATGCTACCGTTGTAAAAAGTTATGTAGCAAATATAACATCCCAGGCAGTAGTTAATGACCTGCTTGGTATGTTTGGTCTTGAGGTTGGCAAACTAGCCTTAAAATCGAATATAACGTATGCCAACGGCATATCCTTCAATACTAGCCTTAATCAAGCTCTAAAACGCATAGCATCAGATACTAAAAGCAAGTTTTATATTAAAAATGGTGTAGCTTTTATGGTATCAGAGGATTTTAATGTTAGTACAGGTTTTTTACTCAACGCAGATACAGGGCTTATAGGAACACCAGAGAAAATTCAGATAGATAAAAAAATAGGCTGGAAAATACGCTGCTTATTAAATCATAGGCTAAGCACAGATTCATTACTTCAAGTACAATCCAGGAGCTTAAACGGTAATGTAAAGGTAGTTAAGGGCAAGCACACAAGCGATTTCATAAGTGAGTTGGAGGTGTTGGAGATATAATGCAAGATATATTGATACAAAAGATAGTACAAAGTGAAGTATCAAACATTGAAACTGCTAAGCTTTGCACTTTGAATAGCGTGCAAGGAACAAAAGTATCTGTAACACCACAAGGCACTAAGAACGGACGTCCGTATACTCTAATTGAGGGTATAAGGACTTTTGAAGGAACTGATTACTCAAGCAAGGTTGGAAGTACTGTACTAGTAGTATTTATAGACAAGGACCTATCAACAGGAGTACTGATTGGGGTGATAGCATGACTTTTAAAATTGTTAACGATGATATAGTTATAGATGGAAGTGGGAACATTGAGCTTATAGATGGAAAAGACGAGATAGTGCAGAACATTGAGAGGTGCTTGACAACTAATCTAGGCGAGTTTTTCCTAAAACCATCTCATGGGCTAGATTACAGCGTTATTAAGAAAAAAGGCTATTCTATAGACGAGATTAAGGGAGCTATAACAGAGGCAATACTACAAGAACCTGCTGTAACGTCCGTAGATACTGTTACTATTGAGGTAGACGATGCTAATCGTAGCGTAGCGATACACTTTACAGCAACAGCAGATTCTGAGATAATAACAGGAGAGGTGGTGATATAGTGTTAGATGCTAACGGATTTAAAAGAAAGCAGTATTCTGAGATAGTCGAGGATATGCAGACTAGAGCTAGGAACTTGTTTGGTGAGAATATTAACCTTACTGATAGAAGTCCTCTAGGTATTTTTATCCAAGTACTATCTTGGTCTATCGCAGTACTTTGGCAAGTAGCCGAAAAGGTTTATTTTTCTAGCTTTGTTGATACATCTGAGGGTAATAGTTTAGATTATGCAGTAAGAAAAGGCGGAGTTACAAGGCGTGGAGCTGAAAAGGCTACTGCTACACAGAGATTCACAGGAGATGCAGGAACTATTATTCCAACTGGGTTTTTAATAGGTACAGAAACAGAGATACTATATGAAACGTTACAGAGTGGCGAAATAATAGGAAGCTTTGTTGATTTGCCTATACGTGCTTTAGTTGGTGGAACTCAAAGTAATATACCTGCTGGAAATATTAATCAGATTATAAATCCTTTGGCAGGGCTATCAAGTGCAGTGAATACAACAGATGCAGAGGGTGGGCGAAATGTTGAAACCGATGCAGAGCTTAGAACTAGATATTTTTTGAGTTTTGCAGCTGCTGGAGCAAGCACAATTGACGCCTTGATTGCTGCACTACTAAGAACTACAGGGGTAAGAGGTGCAAATATTGAGGAAGTCAAGAATGTTAATAATGACGTGATTGGATTTAGGGCTATTGTGCTTGGGGGACTTGCTAATGATGTTGCACAGACAATACTTAATTATAAAGCATGGGGTGTAAAGACTTTTGGAAGCGAATCGGGTACTGCAACAGCGGATAATGGTCAATCTTATTTAATGAATTTTGATTATGCTAGCGAAATACCTGTTTACGCAAATATAAATATAACAACAAGCGGAGCGTTCCCTGTTAACGGTCAAGATTTAATCAAGGATAAAATAGTGCAATACGTAGGAGGCACAGATACGCAAGGCAATTTATTGAATGGATTAAGCATGGGGCAAAATGTTATATATGCCAAGCTTATAGATGTAATATTTAACGTTCCTGGGGTAGTTGATGTTGATTTAGAGATATCGAGCGACAATATAACTTTTGTTAAGCAAAACAGAATAATAGCATTTGATGAAGTAGCACAGACAGACGATTTAAAGTTGGTGATTAACATTGTCTAATATACTAGAAGATATTAAAAAAAGGCTAACACAGAACTACAAAAGTACTAACATATTTAAGCTTATGCAGATTGTTAGTGAAGAACTAGACGACATACAGATAATGTATAGGAGAATAGAAGATTGGCAGGACTTAGAACAAGCCGAAGGAGTAGCACTTGACAATATAGGGCAGGACTTAATGCAATTTAGAGGTGAGGTAAGCGACGATATATACAGAGTGTTAATAGCTTCCAGAATTGCAAGGAATAAGGCTACAGGAACATACAATAATATGATTGAGGTTTTATCTTTAGCATTAAACGTAGACCCTAGCGAAATTGTTATTGAAGAAGGCATTGCGGGTGAGCCTCAGACTATAACGCTTATACAAATACCACTTACTACACTTGCAGAAATCGGAATGACTATAGGGCAATTAGGAAGAATAGTAGCAAGATTAACAGCAGCAGGAATAGGAGTCAAGTTTGTTGAGTTTTTTGGAACTTTTGAGTATGTAGGAGATTCTTTAGGATTTGATTTAGATACAGGTTATGCAGATGAAAACATGGTTAATGGGGGAACTTTAGGGGATTTATACCAGCCCGATAATGACCCTAATTTCCCAATATAGAAAGGAAGTGGATATATGCCTATAATTTGGACTAAGATTATACCTAGATGGTCGGGTGATGTGATAGAGCCACCCGAAGCTAAGAAAGATGTAGGATATATAGCAGGTGATAAGCCTCCCGCAAAATGGGAGAATTGGTTGAGAAAAGGAACATATGAAGCACTAGAGGAAACAAGGGCAGTAGTAGAAGATATTGATTCGCAATTGGCACAAAAAGTTTCAGAAAACGATTTAGACCAGCTGGTTTCAGCAAATTCTATACTAACAAAAATTAAAACGGTAGATGGGGCGGGTAGTGGGCTTGATGCTGATTTACTAGATAATAAACATGCTGAAGATTTTGTAAATGCCATTGCTATAGGCTCTAACTCTGACCCAAATACAACACTAGAATCATATATTTTATCAAATCATGCAAATAGCCCAAGTAGCTCATATTATTGGCATATTCAAACACTTTTTTATAGCACAAAAGCAGTAAACAGTAATAGAGTTCAGATAGCAACATCTTACAATTCGGATAACAATATGTATATAAGAAGATATTTCAATAATGCTTGGAGTGATTGGACAAGGTTAATGAAAGATGGTGACAGTATGATAAAAAGTATTCAAAGGGGAAGTAATGTACTAAATTCAACAACTATAACTCAAGCGATATCAGCTATTAATATTGATAAGTCAACTATAAATTTAATGCTAAAAGTTGGTCCGAGCCGAGATGCTTCAAGAACTACCATATCAGCAGAATTTGCTAGTTCAAGTAGTATAATAATAAACTCAAATTATACAGGATCACATTATGTGCTTTGGGAAGTAATCGAATTTGTTTAGGAGGGGATAATGATGAAAAATTATGCTACAATTGATGATTCAAATATATGTATAGGGGTTTCTCAGCTTAATGCAGAAGTAAATGATTCTAATTTAATTGAAATAGAAAAGTGTGATGAAGACTATTTGTGGCGAAAGTACGAGAATGGTGTTTGGAGCACTGAAAAATATTTGCCACTAGAGCCACCACCAGAGCCTACTATAAACATGGAAGATTATCTTTTGGATTTAGAATTTAGATTAACTATGATTGAATTAGGAGGAATGTAATATGCAAACTTATTTATTATGTAAAAGGGTAATAGGAAACGCAAACTACAAAACACAAGCTGAAAAAGATGATATGCAGTTTAAGTTGGATGCTTTTCTATTAAATAATCGAGTTACTCAAAATGAATACAGTGAACTTACTCAACTTTTAGCAGATAAGTCAATAACACAATAGTTTCATAATGCGAATCATGCAGGGAAGGGGAAACTCTTCCTTTTTCAAAAGGAGGACACCTATGGGGGAAGATTGCAGAGATTGCCCATATCAAGAGGCAGGAAAAGAGAACATGACTCAACTTAGGGGAGATATGAACGGCTTAGGGGTAAGAGTCAATCAACTAGAAAGGCAAATGTCAGCACAGGAGAGAGATACAAAGACACTTTACAACTTAATGAGTGAGATTAAGGAAGCAGTATCAAGGATAGAGGTTGCAGTATATCAAAGAGAAGACCCGTTTGAAAAAATAGTCTATGATTTCGGGCTTTTTATAGCAAAAGCTGGAATAACTGGAGGGGTCGTAGTGTGGTTGGCCGCTCAGTTTGGGGGTAATTAATGAGAAAAATAGTAGATGTTAGAAACAAAATAACAAGGCATAAAACAAAGCGTTTTTCTACCAGAAATTTAAGCAATATAACAGATATAGCAGTTCATTATTCGGCTACACGTTCGGGCAATAGTGCAAGCTTTGCTAATCATCATGTAAATACTAATGGTTGGGCAGGCATAGGATATCACTATGTTATATTAAAAGATGGAACAGTTGAGTATTGTGGAGATATAAACACTACTAGGGCTAACGTAGGTGGTAACAACAGCTATGTGATAGGTATATGCCTAGTGGGAGATTTTGCAGTAGAGAAGCCAACGCAAGCCCAACTTGAATCAGCTTTTCAGCTAATAGAGTATTTGCAAATGAACATTACTACAATTAAAAGAATAAGAGGACACAACGAGTTTCCTAATCAAACAAGCCCATGCCCTGTTATAAATATGAATAACTTTAGAACGCAGTACGATAGCTATTTGAGAAGAGGTGATAAAGTGGAAATACCAAATCGGAAATTAGAAAATCTCAAATATTTAAATGATAATAAAATAGTAAATGATTACGAAGGTTGGTCCAAGAAGATTGATGATAACATGCCAGCTTGGGCAGTATTTTCTATTATGGCGAATATGCACAAGGTATTATTATCCGATTTAAAGGGTGTTGAGGATAGCAACGATAAAGAAATAGAGGAAGAAACAAAAGAGCCTGTAAACGGAAATAAAGAGCCTTTACACAGTTATGGAGTTATAGGAACTACTCACATATTAAAAATTAAACCTAGAGATTTAAAAGTTGTTATAAGAAATCAAGCAATAGTAAACATTCCAGACAAAACAGCAGTTAATGGTACGTTTTTTTGGGAAGGTAAGCCAAATGGTATTTTAGTATCAGAGGGCAAAATATTATCGGACCAAGCTTCTCACGCATGGAGAGGATTTCCTCAATCTGTTGTATACATGACAATTTTGGGAGAAGTTAAGATAAAACGTATAAGGCTAATATCGGAAATATTTAATGAAGGAATAGAGTGGGCAATTGGTGGGCTTGGAATAGTTGCACCATACGGTTACAATCCAGATTCAGAAGGGTTCAATGGGCAATATGCCGATGTGTTAAGAGTCGCAAATAAAACCTTTATAGGATACAAGAAAAATGAAGATTTGCTATATATCTGTATAAGACCAGAATCTAGTCATGACCGAATAATACAATCTGTTAACAACTTAAAACTTGACTTTGCTATTAGCTTAGATGGCGGGGGTAGCTCCTGTATGAAGGTAGGAAACAAGGTTAAAGTTGCAAGCAATAGAGCAGTTAACAACTATATTGCGATAAAGGGGGAGTAAAATGAAACAAACGGAAAACTTTAGATATGGGGTTATTTATCAGCTAATAGTATTAGCAGCCTTAGTACTTTTTATTGCATGGGGGTTTTGGGAAACTAAAGAGTTTAATGAAATCTTATTAGGTGCTTTATTGGGCGTAATGGTGGGGCTTCCTTTTAAAGAAAATGAACAGAATAAAGGGTAAAAAAAAGAGTCTACATATAGTAGGCTCTTTTTTATTGCTGGGAGGCAACAAATTAGCAAATATTTGGCAAAGGTGGCAGGATTCGAACCTGCGACACTCGGTTTTGGAGACCGATGCTCTATCAACTGAGCTACACCAATAGAGGGAAATCTATAATCTAATAATACTATATAAAAGAAATAATTGCAAGTTTATATTTTGTAACTATTTTGTAACTATTTATCTGTGATAAAGCTTTATACTATATTTAAGCAAGTAAAACAAAAACAGGGAGGTAGTGAAATGAAAGTATATCAAGCAGTAGCATACGGTGGACAGTACGACGATGCATACGAAGTTATTTTAGGAACTTTTCTTGAAAAAGAAAAGGCAGAAAAGGTAATTGAAAATATTAAAGGAGATAAAACCCATGGACATTATGGGTTTTACATTTCAGAATTCAAAGTAATTGATTCTGCACTACAAAATTTAAAGTAATTTATTTTTAAAAATTGCAGGGAGGTAAGCAAATGAATTTATTTAAAAAGCTTTTAAATGTACAATCGGAACTTAAAGCTCCAAAGGGACAGTTTAACAGTTTTGGAAAGTACAAATACAGAAGTTGCGAAGATATAGTTGAAGCAGTTAAGCCATTGCTGAAAGAAGAAGGTCTTTTAATGACTATTACAGATGATTTGAAGCTAATAGGTGAGCGTTACTATATAAAGGCTACTGTAACAGTAATAGACACTGAAACAGGCGAAAAACACGAAGTAGAAGGATTTGCGAGAGAAGAGGAGAATAAAAAAGGAATGGACGGTTCGCAGGTAACAGGGGCTTCATCAAGTTACGCTAGAAAATACGCACTTAATGGAATGTTTGCAATAGATGATACTAAAGATTCAGATTCAACTAACACACATGGAGCAAAGCAGCATGCAGAGAAAGAAAGCACAGGATTATCAGAAGCACAGGTTAAAAGGCTTTATACTATAGCAGGCAAAAAAGGCTACACAACAGCAGATGTTAAGACTCACATAGCAAAGAAATATAACAAAATAAGCGTGGCAGATTTAACAAAAAAAGAATATGATGAAGCGGTTGCAGGTTATGAGAAATTGGAAGATAAGAAATGAAGCTGAGTAAGGAAGAATTTACAAGAAAATTACTAGAAAAGCAACGTCAAAAGAAGTGGGAGGTGAAAACGCAAGTAGATAATTATTTTTACAACAATTACAAGAAAAGCATAGATCACACTAGAAAATATAATCGTGGTAGAGTCGTCAAATAAAAAAAACTAGGAGGAAACAAAATGACAAATAACACAGAAATGGTAATAACTAATAAGGTGGAAGCACAGATTGATTTTAATTATAAGCAAGCAGAACAGTATCTTGAAGGTCTTATAGGTGACATGAAAGGTTGGGTAATACAGGAAGCTGATTTAGCCTTTGCAAAAGACACATTAGCAGATTTGAACAAATTATCGAAGAATGTGGAAGATTTTAGAAAGAAACATAAAAAGGAAATGGAAAAACCTATAAAAGAATTTGAAGCAAAATGTAAAGCTTTAGTATCTAAAGTAGATGAAGTTTACAAGCCGTTAAAATTGCAGTATGAGGGCTTTGAAGAAAAAAGGAAAGAAGCTAAAAAACAAGAAGTATTAACCTTAATATCAGAAATGAAGCAAGATGCAGGACTTGAAGCAGAATACACCAATAAAATAGAATTTAAAGAGAAGTATCTCAATAAAACTGAAAGCATTAAAGCAATAAAGGAAGATTTAGAGCAGCAATTTGTGGAGCTTTTTAAGCAAAAGTCTGATTATGAAAACAAGGTTGAAACAATAAAGACTATATGCGAAATGCACAACATTAAAAACAACTTATCAGTAGAGCTAGATTTTAACAACTTTTTACACTTAGAGGTAGCAGCAGCTAAGATAAAAATAGAAGAATCTGCTAAACGAGCAGCAGAAAGAGAAAAAGAAGCAATTGAAAGAATCAAGAGACAAGAGGAAGAAAAGGCAAATCAAAAAGCAGCGGAAACAATATCTAAGGTTGTTGAGGATGTTCAAAAGTTTGTACCTGTTGAAGATTCAAAGGAAGAAAAAGAAGATATATATTACATTAAAGTTAAAACTACTGACAATAAAATAAAAGCATTAGAATCGTACATGAAAGAATATGATATACAGTATTTTATAAAGAAATAAGCATAATGTAGGGTGGTTTATAGTTTAAAGGTATAAATGCCTTAAAAATTATTAAACTACCCTTAAATCTAAAAATATTGATTTGAGGGAGGTAACAAAACATGAATAGAGCAGACAGAAGGAAGTTGCAAAGAGTGGATTTGATAGCGAAAGACTTAGAACCTGTTATTATGAAAGAAGCTGAGAAACGTTTTAATATAGCTTTCCAAATGGCTATGATTTGCCTGAAAGAAGCTATGAGGGAATCAAGAATATCAGAGGAAAGGGCAGAAAGAATAGTAGAATTAGCAACTGAAAAGATATGCGAAAAAGGGAATGAGTTATCAAAGAAGATCGCTTTAAAATACAAGGAGGAAAAAGATGATACAATTAACAGAAAACAGAGGGAACTGGGATTTATACCTAACAGATAGCGGATATATTGAGTCAGTGGCAACGGCTGAGGGTTGCGGTGATGCAGTTTATGGAAGCGTAAGCCACTTTATGAAAAACTTGAAGTTGGGATATATAGAAGTTGAATCACTAACAGAATACGGGAGAAAGTTCGCAAAGGAAGAAGCGGAAAGAATGAAATATATAATTGAGGGGCTATAAGCACAGGTTATGGGAGATTAAAATATCTCCCTTTTTCTTATGGGTAAATAAAAAAGTAATATGTAGACATTGAGCGTCATTTAGCGTATAATACTTATTAAAGGAGGTGAAAACATGTTGTTAAGTAGAAAGCAATTAGCAGAAGTTATAGGGGTTTCTCTTAGAACTATTGACCGTTACAGAGATATGGGGATGCCTTCTATCAGACTTGTTACAGGCACTATAAGATTTGATAAGGAAGAAGTATTTAAATGGATTAAAGAAAATTACAAGGAGGGGAAATAATGATTTTATGGGTTAGGCACGAAATAGGGATTACCAGTTACAGCCTACAGGAAGCAAATGAAATTGCTAGGATGCTGACTATTGAAAACCCGCAGTATTATCAAAATGAAAAAATGGGGTTTTCTAATTGGAATACACCAAAGGAATTAAAGCTATTTAGGCAAGAAAAAGACGCTCTATTTGTGCCTGCTGGGATGCTTGGCAAACTAATAAAGCGTTTTAATCCAGAAGTAAGGGATTTGAGAGAAATAAGATTCCCTGTTAAGTATAATTCTACTATAAGATTATATGATTATCAACAACAAGTAGTAGATGAAGTTATATTTAAGGATTCTAATGGGATTATAGTTATGCCAGCAGGTAGCGGAAAAACGCAAACTGCACTTGAATTAATAGCAAGGTTGGGAGTTAAGACTTTATGGCTTACTCATACAATAGACTTATTAAAACAATCATATAATAGAGCAAAAGATAATTTAAGGGGTGCAGATTTAGGGAAAATAGTGGCTGGTAAGGTTGAAATAGGAGAAGATATAACATTCGCATTAGTGCAAACTTTATCCAATAAAGATTTGGAAGAATATGAAGATATGTTTGACCTTGTAATTGTTGACGAGTGCCACAGGTTGACAGGAAGCATAACAAAATTAGGAATGTTTTATAAGATTGCTAATAGCTTAAATGCTAGATATAAGATAGGGTTAACAGCTACACCATACAGGAATATGAAAGGCACTGAAATTGCTATGTTTTCAGTGTTAGGTGATATTTTAATCGAAATAGACAAGTCTGTTGTTAAAACCTGCAAGGCTACAGTTAGAAAGGAAAACTACAATATAAAGCTACCAAGCTACTGTTACAAGGATGATGGAAGCATTGTATTTGCTAAGGCTTTAAATTATTTAGGACACAACAAGGAAAGAAATATATATATATCTGATATAATAAAAGACATTCCTAAGGATAAAAGCGTACTAGTCTTATCTGACAGGTTGGACCAGCTAGAAAGCTTAAAGGAATTAGTTGGCGAGGGTGCTATGATACATGGAAAAATGATTTCCAAAGCACAGAAGCAAGAAAGAGAAGATATAATCCAAGCCATGAGGGACGGAAAGGAAAGGATATTGTTCGCCAGTTATGGATTAGCCAAGGAAGGATTAGACATTCCATGCCTTGATTGTTTAGTGCTTGCAACTCCTAAAAAAGATAAAGCAACGGTTATACAATCTGTAGGGAGAATAGAAAGACAGTTCGAAGGAAAAACAAGTCCTGTAGTATATGATATAGTAGACAGCGAAGGTATTTTCACAACTATGTGGTATAGCAGATACAAAATATATAAAGGCAATGATAACATATAGGGGGTATTTATGGATTTTGTAGCATTAAAACAAGAGATTATTAGCAAGGTTGCTCCTACTGATTTAATGAACTATTACGGTATAGAAGGAAGTAGGTTTAAATACAAATGTCCTTTTCACAATGACAGGAACCCTAGCATGACTATAAAAGATGATTTGATAAGATGTTGGTCCTGCATGGGAAAAAGTATAAATGTAATAGATTTTGTAATGATGTATGAAAATTTAGAATTTGTTGAAGTTATAAAAAAGCTATGCGATATAGGAAATATACAATATGAATATAGC